TCCGCGCCCTCCTGCTCGCATACCAAGAGCGGGGGCGGGCTTTGGAGGCAGCATCCCCTGTCGTTCCGGCACCCGAGGGGGAGGCTTGGCGGACTGTTCCGGTTGAGCCGACCGAGGCGATGTTGGTGAATGGCCGCGAGGCGCTGATGCCTCTCGTCCGGTTGGACAGTTACGGGCCGCTGATAGGCGTCTGGGGGGATATGCTCGCAGCATCCCCTGTCGTTCCGGTAGGGGCGAGCAGGGAGACGGTCCATGACCTAATCCTGATGCGTGTTTTTGGGCCATGCGACGCGATCTCTGACGAGTTGGACAGCGCGGTTTGGAACGCCGCCGACGCCATCATCGCAGCCCTTCGCCCTACCGATGCAGGGTGGCGGGACATTGCGGGTGCGCCTCTGGGCGTCCGCGTTCTGGCCGATGTGGTGTTCAATCCGCCGCACACGTACTTCGGTGCGCGACGCGTCGAGATCGGCAGCTTTGACGGTCACGGATGGTGCGGAGAAGGTGTCGGCGGCGAACCTGTCGCATGGATGCCTGCGCCCCTCCCTCCCGCCCCTACCGATACAGGAGCCAACCATGACTGACCTTATCAAGCGGCTGGAGTCGGTTCTGAGCGAGCATAACCGTCTTGCGTCATGGAACCGGAGCAAAGACCGTCCGGCAAGAGTAGCGTTTCACCACGACGCCGCACTAGCTGTTCGGGACGCTATCGCCATCCTCAAGGCTACCGATACAGGGAGGGAGTGATGGGCTGGTTAGAAATCAAGATCGCCGCCCTAGCGGTGACCGCGACGCTCGCGCTGCTTTTTCTGCTTTTAGGATTGGACCCTGACCAATGATCACCCCTGACATAGCCGGTCTGTGCGAAGGGTTTGACGAACTTCTGATTTCCCTTCGCAGTGACACCGATAGCCACCCTCGTGGGGGTCGGAGGCTTGTAAATCCCGACGGCCCCGAAGCAGCCAACACCCTTGAACGCCAAGCCGCTGAGATAGAGAGACTGCGGGATAAAGTGGAGGGCCTCGGAACCGACCTACGGTGTGCAGTTCAGGTGGCTTACAATCGAGGAGCAACCGAATGGGCGCGGCTTAACTATCCCGACATGATCGAATGGCTGGAAAGCTGCGCCGAAGCCCGAGCCGCCCTTACAGGAGAAGACACAGCCACGCTTGGTCTTTCCGGCAAAACTCAAACCGACGCCCGCACAAGGGGGGACCATGCCTGACACATGGCACACCGAGCTAACGCAGGACGGCGACGGGATGAGCCTCCCTCCCCGCCTTCACCTGCCCCAGGTGCTCGCCCTCGCCGGCTACAGCCGGTCCACACTCCGCTCACGCCAACGCGCGGGCGTCATGCCCATGCCGATCGACCGCGGCGGCCGGGGCGGGATCTATGACCGAGACGCGGTTCTCAAAGCTTTAGGGATGGCGCAGGATGAAACCCCCGACCCCGCCGATGCATGGACATTCAAACCCGATGCCTACCGTGACGCTCTCGCTGGGCAGATACGTCGTCCTCAAGAAGCGCGCCGACGGCACGAGTCGGGCGTACTTTCAGGTGCCGGCACGCCTGCGCCCCTCCGGCTGGTCTCCGGCCATACCGCTGCCTCGCACGGCTGAACGGCGCGGCACGCTGGACGCGGCCGAGGTCGCTGCCATCAAGAAGGACGCCGAGGCCCTGTACGGGGCCCTCATGCAGGCGAAGACCGGCGACACGGTCCGACCACCTGAGCGCAGCCTGTCGACGCTCGTGGATGCCCTGCAGCGGTCTCCTGAGTGGGCGGCGCTGTCGGAGAAGACGCGCGTCGGGTACGAGACCGGGTTCAAGAAGATCCTGGCATGGTCGAAATCGTGCGGCCACCCAGACCCGAGCGCCCTGCCCCGCTCCGCCATCCTGCAGTTCCTGTCCAGTTTTGACGCGGGCACAGAACCGGACGGCACGGCGCGGGTCGCACGCCACACGGCCAAGAAGCACACCGCCGCTGTCCTGCGCCTCGTGCTCGAGCAGGCGATCAACAAGGGCTGGCGTACGGATAACCCGGCGCGAGGCATCCGCATCAAGGTGCCGAAGACCAAGGCGACGATCTGGGAGCAGAAGGACGTCGACTGCTATGTGAAGGCAGCGCGCGATACGGGCGTGCCCTCGATCGCCCTTATCATCCTGCTGGAATGGGAGATCGGGCAGCGTCTGACCGACGTACGCGCGTTCCGGCCGGGCGCCGAGTACGATGCCGAGCGCGGCGTCTTCTCGTTCCGCCAGTCCAAGACCGATGAGCCGGTGTCGATCGAGGTGTCGATGGGGCTGCGGGCGATGCTGGCCGAGGCTGGCGACGGCCACCTGTTCCTGTTCCGCAACGACCGCACCGGCAAGGCATACACCGAGAACCGCCTGTCCAAGACATTCGCCTGGGTGCGGATCGCTGCGGTCAAGGCGGGCGGCCGTCCGCTGATCCTGAAGCAGCTCCGGCATTCCTGCATCGTGCAGTTGGCGCGGGCTGGCTGCACTGTGCCCGAGATCGCGGCCATCACAGGCCATGCGCTGACGAGCGTGAACTCGATCCTGAGCGTGTATCTGCCCCGCGATACGGCGGTGGCGAGGGCGGCTCAGGTGAAGCGGGGAATCGTCTCGGCGTGAACCTTCCGTAAACAAAAGTTGGACGCCCACCCGTTTCCGAGTTGGACGCCTCGCCCCGCGCTCCCCGTAACCCCTTGAAAATATGGTCGGAGTGAGAGGATTCGAACCTCCGACCCTCTGGTCCCAAACCAGACGAACCCCGTTGAAATCGTTGAGGTCCGTCCAACTGTTAGCGGTTTGTTCGCGGTCCATAAATCAAGGACTTAGCACCCCAGTTGGACGGATTTACCAAGTCGCAATCGCTACACGCTTCCACGTATTCGTGGCCGTGCAGACATAGATGTACCCGGTGTCCCACGCGACCTGACCCGTCGTCCCCGTCGCGCCGGCGCTGGCCGGGGTGTAAGCGGATCTGATGACGGGGCCGATGGCGTTAACGTCGAGCGAGTTTGTGTCGGTCCCGCCGAGCTGAAGCGTCCCTGCGGGGATGACCTGGGTGGAGCCGAGGCTGTTAACCAGGGCGAGGTTGTTGCCGGACGGGAGAATAGCATGCCCCCCGCTCGTCATTTTCACGCCCTTGTTCGTTCCGTTTATCAAAATGTCCCCGGCAGGCATAAGCATATTGCCACTGTCCGGGTCCCACGCTTGGACGGCCACAGATGATGTGCCGCCAAACTTTGTGGACTGATAGCCTCCGACGCCGCCGTCCAACTGGATCACGTTAGATGCGTTTCCGTTGTTTACGACGGTCGCGCCAACGGCAAAAGCGTTGCTTCGGTCAATCGAAATGCCTGACGTTCCTACGAGACAGGTCAGGGTGATGGACGAAAAGGCGCAACCAGAAAACAAGCCGTTAGCTAGGCCAATCTGTACGGTGCCGATAATGCGAGCGCTGACAGTCGTGCCCGCATTTGATCCCGCAGGGGATGTGCCGCTAAGGACGGAGTATTTGCCAAACTGCCCCCCTACAATGGCGTGGCTGCCCGTGTCGGTCATCAGGATGCCGCCGGTAGCCTGGCTGGTGTAAACGTCTTGCAAGTGGTGATACAGCGTCGCCGTTCCCGACACGCCAATCTCAATGTCGAAGCCGTTGGATGTCGCGTCCGTGGTCTGCCAGATCGGGTTGGAACCGTGTATGACGACAGTGTTTCCGGTCGCTTTTAGTGCGCGGCCAAAAGCCCACAGCGAGCCGCAGTTAATAATCCGGGGCGCATTGCCGGTCAGCGAAATGTTGTCGCCGGTAAAAGCGGGTGTCGCGCTTTCGCCTCGGAACGTAATGCCGTTCAGTTCGATGTTGTCGGCGCTGGACGACAGAATGACGCCGTTGGCCCGCTTTTGCAGATTGACATTGCCGAGGGCCACCAGCCGCTGGTTGTTGGTAGACATTGTCAGGCCGACGACTTGGTACGCGCCCTCGGGAAACTCAACCGTTTTGCCGGTATCGATGGCAGCTTGAACGGCTGCGCTGGCGTTGTACGTGCTGGTCCCGGCGGTGATAGCCGCGTGTTCAGCTACCGGAATGAAGTCGAACACGGACACCGTATCGCGCAAACGGGCCTGCAGATCGCGGACAACGGCTCCGGTTCCTGCCGCAAGGAACGTCACAGACGCGCCCGACTGAACCTCGCCCGCGACGTCAAAAATAGCCTCAATGGCGGCACGGTCGGCCGCCACTGCAGCCACGTTGCCAGCCACGCCCTCGAGCGTAGTTTCAGCCACACCGATCCGGCGAACATGATCCTGGCTGATTGCCATTTGCCGGTTCAGCGCCTGATCAACGGACTGGACCGGCGTCGTGCTGGCTGGGGCAAAGTTGCTCGTGCGAGCAGGCGTGACGTTCCGCTCAATGCGGACAGTGACGTCGTCGACCGCCGTGTTCAGTGTGACGGTGCCGCCGTCGTAGCCGCCACCCTCAAGCAGCGTGCCGGCGAACGTGAAGTCGGATTGCTCCAGCGCGACGTCATCGACGAGCACCGTCAGATCTGCCTTGGCGAACAGACTGAACGTGATCGGGAATGCGGAGGTCGACGTGACGACAGTGAACGTCGCGAACGTCTGTTCGTCGGGGATCGTCAGTCTGGCCATGAGGCCAGATTGCGGGTGGTGGTGTGTGGCTCAACGCACGAGGACTATTCCGCCGTGCGCGCCTCCTCGCGACGCCGCACCTTGTCAGCCGCCATAGCCTGCAGATCGCTGGCGAACATCTCGGTCACAGCGGCCCGCGCCTCGTCGCGGTAGGTGCCCATGATATCCCTGATGTATTGGGCCTTGCCGCCCGTCGGCCCGTCGTCCAGCGAATAGTAGAACTCACTGTCGGGGTGACGCCCCTCGGCCACGGCGTTCAGGTGCTCGAACGCAGGCTCGCCGGACAAGCGCAAAAACTCGCTGTAGATGTCCGGGCGGTTTTTCAGCGACACCGTCTCGCGCATGTAGGAGAGCGACCTGTTCGGCATGGCCACCGAGACGCCGTTGTTCAGGATCTCAAGGTCGATCGCCGAGCCACCCTGCCCGCGGGATTGAAGCCCCAGGGTATTGTACATCTGGTCGGTCGGCGCTTCGGTGTAGTACCGGCGCTCACGGCCCCACAGATCGCGCTGCGGGGGCAGGTCGTCCGACAGGCCCGGCATGGTGTTCATCATGGCCGTGGCGATGTTGTGGGTCTCGCGCATGTACGGGTCGTCAGCGCGGCGGAAGGTGCGCGCCATGCTACTGCCAGGGATCAGGGCGGACGCACGCGACATGAGCAGCCGCTCGGCCTCGCCGTTGCTGCCGTCCAACAGGGCGCTGGTCAGTTCGGTGATGCCGCTCAACATGGTCTTGTCGAAGAAGGCTTGGCCCATCGAGGCGATGGCGTGCGCCGCGACCTCGGACAGTTCCGTGCGCCCGGCCTCGTCCCAGTCGCCGTTCTTCATCAGGTCGGCCATGTCAGCCATCAGGCCCATTGCCTGCCCCATAGGGTCAGCGCGCTCAAAGCTGAACCAGCGATTGCCGACCCGGACGCTGTAGGGCTGGAACACAGACCCGCCGTACTCGTCCTGACGCTGCATGGCCTCGCGCTGCGCACGGTTGCCGGGACCGCGGCCTGTCAGGTCGCCGTCCATCGCCATGCCGATATAGACCGACCACAGCGCCGTGCCGATGGCGAGCTTGGCCTTGGCCGTCTCCGCCGCAGCGCCGCCGGCAGCAAGGTCGTCACGGTAACGCCGCATCCCCCAAGCCAGCGGCGAGTATTGCATCCCGACGCTAATCAGGTTGGCGGGCGTGCGCAGGAACGGCATGATTATCGTGCCGAACGGGATGCCCGTGAAGTTGTCGTCCATCGAGCGGCGAAGGCTCGTGAAGTCGGCGGCGATGCCTGGGGTGGCATTCGTGAAGGTCAACTCGTGCATCTCCTTCTCCGCCGCCGCCATCATGTCGTCGGTCGGGTTCTGGATCAGGTCGGCATAGCGCGTGCGCGCGGGCTCGCCGGTCAGCCCCTCAGTGGTCACGCGGCGGAAGGCTTGAGCGTGCAGTTCGCCCCGCGCCGCGACCGTCTTGAAGAAGTCATCGGTCAGGGCGTTCAGGTTCGACGGGGCCTCGACCAGCATTTGGATGATGTCGAGCGTGCGGCCCAGCGTGGAGTCCTCGCTGACACGCCATGCTGCCGCACTCAGCGGGCGACCCATTGTCGAGCCGGCCTCCTCGCGCTCGGCACGTAGGCCAATGCCCGGAGGAATAGCGTCGTCAAGGCCGGGCGCCATGCCGCGGAACAGACCGTCGCGACGCAGGCGCTCGCCCGCGTTCGCACCGATGTCCTGAGCAGCCTGCACGGGGTTCATGCGGAAGATGTCGCGCATGGCCTGCTGGTAGCCGTGCACCATCGCTGACGCCTCGCCGGCCTGCATGGTGGCCTTGCCGCCGAACGCGCTGGCCAGGCGCGGAGAGACGGCGCGCGTTGCCATGTTCAGGCCCAGCATCATTCCGTTGCCGGCGATGTTGATGATCGGCGTGCCGATGCCCGACAGGAGGCTGTTGGTATAGACCAGTTTGATGATCTCGCTGGTGCGCGCCATCGCGCCGCCACGGACCATCTGGTTGAGCTCGGCATCGCCCTTGGCCTTGGCCTGACGAATCCGACGCGCCAACTCAACCGCGCTGCCCGCACCACCCATGTCTGCGAGTAGGCTGTCGAGCTGGCGCAGGTAGGTGGCGGGCGCGTCTGCCGGGATCTTGAAGGCGTTGAGCGCACGACCGGCCTCAGCGCGAGCGCCGAAAAACTCGTTCTGGATCGCAGCATGCACGGACGCGGCGCGGCGCAGGGCAAACTGGTTGGCGATCGTGGGATTGTCCTCGACAGCCTTGGCGAGCTCATCGAGTTTCGTCGCCGACGAGTTGAGCGCCAGCCGATAGGCGACGATCTCCTCGGCGTTCATGGCCTGCCCGGTGCGGCGCGCACCCATGCTGTCGACCCAGTCGACGCCGTTTGCGGCCTCGCGGGTGGCTTCCTGCGAGATGCGGCCCCGGCGAGCCAGGTCGACGTTGTCGCGCATCTTGTCAGCCATGCCGACGATGACCGCCTGCACGTCCTCCGGCGTGTTGATGCGCGCGAGGTTGATGTCGAACACGTTGTCGGTGCTGGCGGTGATGTCGCGCGGGGTGACCGGCGCATCGGCCGCGTCGACCTTGGACTGGAAGGGGGTGACGACGGGGGCTTCAGCCTCAGCCGCTACCCTGAACCGCGGCCCCTCGGGATTGCCCAGCGCCTCACGCACGGCAGCCTGGACCGCGACACCGCGGGCTGCGGCCTCGTCCATCGCCAGCGTGGGGTCGACCTGCAGGCCCTCAGCACGGGCGGCGTCCCTCGCCGCCGACCGGACCTCGCGCGCGGCCTTCAGGCGGCGGATGCCGACACCCAGAAGATCGACGACGCCGCCCAAGACGGTGCCCTCGATCACGTTCTTGAACCGGCCCTCGACCTCGCCGTCCTCGGGATCGGCAGCCAGCCAGTTGAGCGCCGGTGCCAGCGCCTCGGGAGCGTGCTCGGCCAGCAGGTTGGACAGGCGCTCCTCTTGCCCGTCGAACGCGGTGAAGTCGGCCAGCGCACCCTGCGCCATGCTCTTGCCGATGCGCGCGGCATTGCCCGCCGTTTTCCAGCCCTGCAGCAGTTTGCCGCCGCCGACCCAGCCGGTAGCGAACTGGGACACGCCCTCGATCAGGCGGCCGGTCACGGACTCAGGACGCTCGGCCTCGCTGACAGGCGCCCGGAGCTGGCCCATGCCGAGACGCTGCAGCCAGTTGGGCTGATCGCCACCACGCGCCTCGGTCATGCGGCGTTCGGCGTCGTTCTGCGTGGTCAGGCGGATGCTCATGGGGGTCGAGGCGTCGCCGTCGATGCCCTCCCACATGACCGTGCCGGGGACGTACTGCTCGATCCAATCGCCGGTCTCGTCAATCAAATCCATCGTGGCGTTGAAGCCGCGCTTGACGCCTGACAGGACAGCCGTGCCCATCTCCAGACCGACACCCTGCGCAACGTCGCGAGCCACAGCACCCGCACCGTCCAGCACACCTTGCGGGACCATCGCGGCCTGAATGATCTGAGCCTCCTCCTGATCCAGCGCCAGCGACTCGCGCGCGGCCTGACGCTCGGCATATGCGCTGTCGAGAGGCGTGGGCGGCGCGGGGGCGTCGAGGTTGCGGAACCAGCGGTTCGTCGAGGCGTCGAACTGGTAGCCCTGAGCCGCCAGCGATTCCGGCGTGTCCTCGGGTGCCAGGTCCTGCACGTTGACGACACGGTAGCCCGGCTGTTGCCCCGGAGCGCCCGCCTCGCGCGGCTGCCCGTCAACGGCGACATGAATGTGGTCGCCCTCGTTCAGAAGCTCGACCGTGTTCAGGCCGCTGGACCGCAGGCGCGCCTCCAGTTGATCCATACTCTCGCCCGGCGCAGGCACGAGATCGACGGCGCGCGGATCGTCCGGCGTGCCGCGGGTGTGAAAACTGTTCGCCGCTCCGCCGACGCGGCGGTTCGTGGCGGGATCGCGAAACGTGCTCGTCGGGGTCGCGCCCGGAACCGCGCCAAGAACGTCTCTGACTGTGTCGATGGCCATTATCGTCCCTGTGCTTCTGCGCGCATCCGGTTGGCCTCAGCCGCCGAATACGGTCGGCCCGCTGCGGCGCGGGCCCTGATCTGCTCGTTCACGGCGCGGATGCGGGCGACGCGCGCCTGATCGCCAGCCGGCGTCTCTCCACCGCCCGCCGCCGGGCTATTCGCCCCCGCGCCGAAGTGGCGCTCGGCATACCAGCGGCCGGCCTGCAGGCGCTGTTCCAGCGTGGCGTTCGGGTTCTCGCGGACCCACGCAGCGGCCCCCGCCTCAGCAGCGGCCATGCGCTCGTTGAAGTCGCGGACCAGTCGCCGACGACGCTCGCCTGCATCGCGAACGGGGGCCATCACGTCGTCGACCTTCGGCTTGAGCGTGCGGTCGTTCATCGTCCGCAGCGTCTGGGCTTGGCCCTCGGAGATCAGGCCCGCGTTCACGCCCTCGGCCACCTCGGCGGCGCTCAACGTGCCGGCCTGCGCATCGTCCCGCAGCGTGTTGTAGTGCGTCGCGTTGGCCAGCGCCTCGGCAGCAGATGCCGCGCGGGCCTCGGTCCTTTCGCGAGTCTCGCGCGCACGGATTGCGCCCAGCACACGGTTCTTTGCGGCATCGTCCAGATTGGTGTTTGTCAGAACCTCGGTCTCGGTCAGCTCTCCCAGGGACGCAGCCAGCACAAGGCTGTCGCGCTCCTCGCGAATGTCTGCCTGGCGCTGGCGCTCTTGCTCCTCAACAGCCCTGCGCTCTGCCGTGTCAGCGACCGTGAAGGCGTTAAGCTCGGTGACAGCGTCGCGGTACAGTTTCGCCCGGCGGCCGGGATCTACGTCCGCAAACTCCTCGCCGTTCAGAACCTCGCTCTCAAGAAACCGCAATGCCGCGGCCTTGCCAGCCAGACCGCGGCCCGAGTCGTTATACGTCTCGACAGCGCTGCGGTTGACCGTCGCCAGCATCATGCCGTCGCCGAGCTTGTTGTCGTCCGCGATGCGCTGCTCGGTCGAATAGAGGATCGCCGGGTTCGCCTCGCTCTGGTCCTGCAGGGCAATGTAGTCCGCCTGCGCCTCCAGGAACGCCATCGACTCGGTGTCGCCACTCGCCGCGAGCGCAACCAGATTCTCACCCAGTTGCGCCCGGCGCACAGTTATGGACTGCACGACCTCCTGGTCGTCACGCACCATTCGCGCACTCGACACGGCCTCCAGCCCGCGCTGCACACGCTCGCCGGCATAGGTCTCGACATCGACAGCGAACTCGGGCGGGGCGCCCTGAATGAAGCCCGACCGCACGCGGCCCATCTCGGCCTCATAGCCCTCCGGGTCATAGCGGAACTGCTGGCGGACCTGCGCCTCGCGCGTGTCGAAGTCCGTCCGCACGCGCGCGGTATAGGCCGTCTGCAGGGCGGCGGTGCGCGCCTCGGCCACGTCGCCCGTGAACAGGAACCCGCGCTCAGGCATGGGTGATCCGTCCGCCACGGCCGCGCCCTCGATCGCGCCGCGCTGTTGCGCCCGGCGGATCAGGTTCGTCTTGTTCGCCTCGGCATATTTGTCGAGCAGGCGTTCGCCTTGCTGGAACAGTTCACCCTCGCCCGTGCGGAAGTCCGCGCCCGGCGTGATGTTGGACAGGACCATGCCCCTGCCCTGCTGTGCGCTTTGTCCGGTTGCCATCTATCGGCCCCCACTCTTGCTGCCGGAGCCCGCGCCAGTCTTGCCACCCATCCCCGCCGACATCGCGTTTGATGCGCCGTCGACCAGCGTCCCGCCGGCCTGAAGCCAGCCCGACAGGTTGGCGTTGGACGCCGCGCGCCGGCGCATGGTCGCGGAAGTGCGCAGCGCATAGGCCTGATTGCGGAAGCCCAGGTTCTCGGCACCCTCGTCGACCACGGACTGACGACGCAGTTCCCGCTCGATCGCCATGCCCGACGGGCTGTCCAGCGACAGGCCCTTGGCCGAGCGATTGGCGGTCCATGCGGCGATACCGGCACGCAGTTCCTCACGGCGACGGGCCGAGGCCTGCACCGACTGCAGGTCAACGTCGCCCGCCTGACGCTTCAGCATCAGGCTTTCCATGCCGAGTTGCTTGGCCTGAGCGCGGCCCTGGCCAACCTGCATGATCGCGGAGAGAAGCGGGGTCGACTGTCCCATCAGCTTGTGACTTCCATTGTGACAGACCGGACCTGCAGCGGCCCGCCGACAGTCTGTTGAATCGTGAACGTCGGGTATTTGCCGCGACCCAGCGGACGGAAGCGACGCACGCCGGTTTGCGCGCCCGTGCCGCCGCCGATGCCGCCGACCCAGCCGGACGGGTTGCGGCCGTTGCCGGTGAACCCGGTCGAGTTGACCGCATCCACATCGACGCGCGTGATCTTGTAGTTTGGACGCAGGCCCATCTGCTGATCGACCGGCGGCACGCCCTCGACCGTCACCGTGAAGTCCAGACCGACCTGCACGGCGCCGTAACTGTCGTCGACGCCCTGCAGCACGCCGGAGCCGTTGACCGCGAACTCGCCGATCTTGTTGTTGCCGTCCCAGACCCCGACCGTGTGGCCCGCATACTGGGTGACAGGCGTCGTGATCGTCGCGAGCGAGATCATGCCGTCCGCCCATGCCGTGCTGCTGAACTTCTCCAGTCGGAACACGGTCGAGCCGTTGATCGTGCGCTCGGACACGGCGTAGAGGAAACCGCCCGCATAGACGATCGAGCGCCACGAGCCGACGGTCGACCAGACGCCCCAGGCTGAGAACTGCGCGCTGCGACGGAACGTCAGCACAGCCATGTCGCCGGCAGCGTTGAGCACCGGCACGAGGCGGTCGCTCTCAGTGCCGGCCGCCATCAGCTCCATCTCAACCGGCGTGCCCATCAGGTGATAGGCAAGCTCGGACAGGTCGCTGATGTCCCACGAGCGGCGGACGTTGCCGGTCGGAATACAGATCATGGCGCGGCCACTGTCGCGCTCGATGAACATCTTGCCCTCAGTCACGTCCAGCGGCACAGGGTCGCCAGCCGCCTCGGGTCCGATCTTCAGCAGTTCAAAGTTGGTTGGCGACAGGGGCGCGGCCACCTGCTCGGGGACATAATAGACGCCGCCCTCAGTGAACAGCAGCAGTTGCTCGGTCGATCCAAAATGGCGCAGGCCCAGCGAGGTCTCGCGGCCGACCCGCTCGATGATCGCGTCCGTCTCCAGACCGCTGCCGGTGTTGAAGTCGGTGATGTCGCCCGTCGCACTGGCGGCCATGACGTTCTGCGCAGCCGGGAAGTCACCCAGCATGAGGCGGTTGCGATGCAGTGCACACGCGCCGGGATAGCCGCGCTCGACGCCGATCAGCGCCTCATCCCACTCGGTCGTCGCGGCCGGCGCGCCAGTAAGAGTCACGGCGCTGATCGTGCTCTTGGCGGTGGGCCCAACCAAATCCTCAGTCGCGTCGAAATAGGTGTAGCCGTCGAGCAGTTGGACCGTCAGGCTGGTCCCGCCCGGCACGCCCGCGACAACGCCGGTCACCTGCGAGTCCTCACCCTGCACTTCCTGCCCGACAAGGAAACCGGTCGACGAGCCGACAGTCACGGTCAGGGTGGGGTAGAGCGAGCCGACGACGGTGCCGGTGGCGACGGTGGAGCTCGTGTAGCCCGTGACCGAAATCTCGACGCCGGTGTAGCGCAGCCGCGTGCCGACATGGTCAGCGTCGAAGAAGGCCGCGCTGGTCGTCAAGGTCACGCCAGTCCCGGTGTATGCGCTCGGTGTCAGGCTCACGCCGCGCGCAGCAAAGCGCCAGTAGGGCTGGAGCTTGGAACCGTTCAGCCCGTCGGCGAAGCCAAGGCTGGCGATCGCCCAGGTCGAGCCGGTCAGGGTCAGGATCTGCGGCGCGAAGGATCGGCTGCAGACGACGATCTTGCCGTCCTCAATCGCGACCTGCATCGTGAACAGATCCGCGGCGACCCACGGCACGGACGAGCTGATCGTCTGGATGACCGCACCGGCCAGGTCGCGGACCTCAAACACGCCCGCGCTGAACAGCAGCAGACGCGCGTCGTCGGTGCCCACGCCGTAGGTTTCCAGCCGGGTCAGTGCGGTCAGGGCCGCCACATGGTTGGTGCCGTAACGCCTGCGGAACCCGCCTCCGGCGAGCGTCTGCGCATTGCGAAACTGGCGACAAGCCTCGTTGCGAACCTGCAGGTCGGTCCGCATCAGGTATTCCTCGGCGATCTCTCCCGCCGCGAAACTGGTGATGAAGGGAGAGCGCCTAGCCACGAAGCGCCGTCCGCGACGGACGCGAGCCGCGCCACGCCTCGGCCAGCGGGACGAACTCAATGCTGACGCCGGGCTCCTGACGCTTGTCGCGGATGATCGCGTCGCGCATCAGCACATCGGCGTCGCGGGTCTTCAGTCGCGCGTCCTGCGGCTTGTCGCACAACGCCTCAAGGAACAGCGCCTGCATGCGCACGACCACGGCCTCAGAGAAGTCGCCGGGCCAGTCCGCCTCATCAGCGCGCACCGTGGCCACCACCTGCAAGGGTCGATTGGAGCGCGTCAGCACCCGGCCGCTTTCGATCGTGTACTCGCCCGTGCGCAGCCGGACGCCGTCCTGCATGACGTAACGGATATTCATGACCGTCGACGGCCAGACAAATGCGTGCAGGTACGGGCCCAGCGTGACCGCGCCCTGGTACGTCAACGCCAGCGTCTGCTTGGCGAAGGTCCATGCGTGGCGCGCGAAAAAACTGCGGACGATGCCCTCGTAGTTCGAGGACGCGACACGGGCGCCGGACGAGTCATCGTCGAGCGACGTGATCTCCTCCTCACCAATGCGGTGCAGGGCGGCCTGGACGACCTCGATGGGGGCGGAGAAGGCAGGCATGGGCGCAGGTTGCGCGAGGGCGGTGGCGGCTCAACGCACGGGCAAAGAAGAACCCGCCGCTCCGAAGAACGACGGGTTCAGTTCAGCCTCACCCGGAGAGAGTGCTAGAGAGCGCCGGCCTTCTTGCGACGGGCGATCTCAGCGTCAACGGCGGCGTCAAGACGGGCCTTGGCCTCAGCAGCCTCAGCCTCCCTTGCCGCCTTGGCTTCAGCAGCAGCAGCCTTGGCCGCCTCTGCCTTGGCCGCCTTGGAGTCAGCAACCGACAGGCCGTCATAGTCGGCCTCGCAGACGTAGCGCGGAGCGCCGTCGTCGGCCAGGCTTGCCACCTGCAGGATCTCGCGGGCGGAAGCCGCGCAACAAACGTGCGGCTTGCCGGTCTCCCGGTCAATCAGGCGGGTGTTGCCGTATTTGTCGACTTGCATCGGCAGCACCTTATGCGTTGGTCAGGTGATCGCGACCGATGAAGGCGGCGTAGTTGATGCCCGTGGCGATCGCGCCCGAGACATCCGTGTAGATGCGGATGTAGGGATACACGATGCCGTCCTGCTCGTTCAGGAAGAACAGTTCGTAGCGCCCGGTCAGCGAGTCGATGGCGCCGCCGGAGCGGACCTCGGTCGCGCCCAGTTCGAGCGAGGCGAGGTTCTGAACGTCGCTGGCGAAGGTCGCCGACGTCGAGCCCTGCACCGAGATGATGTAACGTTCGTCATTCGAGGCGATCTCGATTGCGGACACATCGATGACAGCCACGCCCTTGAAGGTGGCGTCGCCGACGTTGACGATCAGCGAGCCGGCAGCGTCAGCGGCGACCAGGCCGGCCGCCTTGAGCGAGAGGGACGAGTCGTAGGTGTAGGAGCGGATCTGAGTGGCGGTGGCCATGGTCGGTGTCCCCTTAAGCCACGATCGCGGCGTTGGTGATGGAAGTCAGGCGGGTGGCGGCATACGGGTTCTCGATGCAGAAGCTGTTGAACCACTCGATACGGGTGCGGTGCTTCGGCTCGGACTGCAGCTCGCCCAGATCCTTGACCGACATCGGCGCGACCTGGATGCCGCAGATGTGGCCTTCCTTCAGCGACATGACGTAGATTGAGGAGGTGACAGCAGAGCCGCCGCCGGAAGCGGTCTCGGTGAAGGGCAGCAGGGCGGTGTCCGGGCCGGTCTCGTAGCCGACCAGGAAGGGCAGACCGTTGTAGGTCATGACCTCACGACCGAAGTCGTCCTTGGTCAGGTTCAGGTTGCCCGACAGGGTCTGGTTCCGCATCGTCGCGCCGAACTTGGTGCGAAGGGCGAAGGGCAGCAGGATGTGGGTCGGGTCGACCGTGTTGGCGATCGCCTCGTCCAGGGCGGCCAGGGACAGGGCGGCACCGCCCGAAGCAGCCGAGTTGGCAATCACGGCGCGGCCGGTCAGGCGACGCTGCAGGCCGTCGGGCGACTTGGGGTTGGTCGAGTTGTCGCCGGTGATCAGGGCAGAGGTAACCGCGCGGGCCATCTGCTTGATCTTGCGGCTTTCCTCGCGGGCGCGGCGACCGGGGTCCAGCGCCAGCAGGTAGTTGTCGACGTCGGCCTCGCCGCCGGCGATGAACACCTGCTCGACCTGCGGGTTCTCAACCGAGGTGTCGGGCGTGTAGCTCTCGTTCACGCCGCGGTAGGCGATGCCCGGCAGGGTGGCCTCCAGCGTGTATTGGTAAGCGCCGCCAGTGGTCTTCCACGGCACGGCAGCCAGCAGGTCGGACGACTGAGCATAGAGCTCAACGACCGCCTTTTCGACGCCGGGCTGCAGGCCCTTGGAGTATTCAACGAGATTCTGAGCAGTCATGTTGGTCGATTCCCCTTAGCCGGCCTGGCGGGCGCGGATTGCGGTGAGAAGTGCTTGGCCGGACAGGCCGTCGAGGTCTGAGGTTGGGGTGGCGGGCGGACCGGCCGAAATGGCCGAGCCGGTTAGTTTCGAGACGAGGGCTTCCAGTGCGATCACCGCGTCAGCGGAACGCATCGACTGGCGAATGGCGTTGGCCCCTTCAGCGCCTACGGCGGCGACAAGGGACGAGTGGATCGCGCCGGTGCGCTTGACATGCTCGGCGCCCAGTTTGGCCTGCTCGGCGGTGATGTGCGCCTGCTCGGCCTTCGCGGCCTCGACCTCGAGCTTGGTGAAGGCGGCCAGCAGCTTCTCGACGCCGGCCTGCGGAACGCCGCACTCGTGCAGCACGGGCAGGACGGCTTGCGCCAGAGGATCGGTCGGGTCGAACTGGACCGGCTTGCCGTCCAGGCCGACGATGTCCTCGCCCAGCTTGAGCTCGTACTTGTCAGCCGACTCCGGCACACCCTCGCGGCGGGCGGCCTCAGCGGCTTCAAGCTCGGCGAGGCGGGAGAAGGCTTCGGGCTTCACGCCGGCGGCGTCGTCCCAGTAGGTGTCGGGCAGTCCATCCGGGCGCGCGGGCATGGCGGGGGCCGACACCTCCGGCGCAGCAGCCATGACAGAGACTTCAGGCGCGGGGGCAGCCGGTTCGGCAGCTTCGGGAGCGGGTGTTTGGTCCGTCATAATCGGAACCGTGAGGTCGTGGGCGGCGAGCTTCAACGCACGGACCTCATGGTGCGGGCGCGCCTTTGGCGATCAGTTTCTGGACAATCCGACGCGCGCCCTCGGCGTCACGCAGGGCCGCCTCGCTGCAGCCCAGGGGCGTGGCGTCGCTGACCTCGTCCATGAGCCAGTCGAGGACGCGCTGGCCATCGGCGCTGATCAGCATGTGCCGGCAGATCACCGACTCGATTGGCTCCTCTTGCGAGGCGATCGAGGCGGGCCGTGCGTTGGCCGCGCGGAGACGGTCGAACCTACGCGGCCCCGACATCTGGCATGCCTCCGCCTTGGGCCATCATTTGAGCGGCCTGCTCGGCCATGATCTGCTCGTCCGACTTCATGACGATGTGGCGTTCCTTCGCCGTGGCGATCAGGTTCTCCATCGTGGCCTTGGCATCGACCGGCACGCCGACCTGCATGGCCCCTCCGATGCTGGCGGCCATCGACAGCACCTGCCCCGTGAGGTTCATGTCCTCGAGATCCTTGGCCTTGGACAGCGGGCTGATCGGCCGGCAGTTCACGATCTTGCCACCCTTGAGCTTGACCTCGGGCAGCACGCCGCGCTTGGCGAGAATCCACGCCACGCGCTCGATGATCGGCAGCACCCACTCGCGGACGCAGCGGTCGCGCGGCAGCTCCTTGCGGCGCGTGTTCCACGCCTTCTCGTCCATCCACTGACCCAGCGTCGGCGGCGTATCGCCGGGCTGCTCGGGACGGTCCTGGTAGCAGGCGCGCTTGATGCCCTTGCGCATCTCGTCGGCGGCGAAGAACGAGGCGTCGAACCGCACGTCCGGCAGGAAGGCCTCGGGCGCCTTGGATTGCGGCGCGCGGGCGAAGCCCTTGCCGGGCTCCATGCCGCCGTCAAAGTTGGCGAGGCCGTCCTCCTCGTAGGAGAAGGCCGGGTCGATCGTGCGGCCCAGACCCTTAAGGTTCAGGTACGCAAGCTCATCCAGCACGCGAGCACGCGGCGTCGCCTTCTTGAACGGGCCGGGGCCCCACGCGGAATCGGCCTGCTGGCGAAAGCGGCAGGTGATGATCGGGCAGGAGCCGGCACCCTCATAGGTGAGGTTCACCCGCTCCTTGTCGTCGACGAAGATCCGGTAGCTCCACCGCTCAACGCCCGGCGTCGACCAGTCGCGGTCACAGCCCTCGACGATCCGTTGCTTCTTGTCCTTGCCGACACCGCTGAACGCTGGAAACTCTTTCCCCATCGACGCGCCCCAGAGCATGTTTTGCTCCGCCTGGGTCAGTTTCATCTCACGCCACTTGCCGGTCACGGACCCGTCGGGGCCGCGCTCCATCAGCAAGTCGGGAATCTCGATCGGCTGGAAATGCAGCGGGTTCAGCGGCCCCATGTCCGACAGGGCCACCGCCATCGCCGACACGCCCCAGTACGCGAAGCACTCCTGCGCGGCGTCCCAGTAGTTTGACCGCTCGATCTCAGCGAACACGGCGTCGCCGATCGCGGCGAGCTGAGGCGCGATCTCGCGCTTCTGGCCCTCCGACAGGTCGTCCGCCGGCTCGAACATCACCCACCGCTCGTGGCGCGGGGTGAAGGTCGAGATCATGTCCGACGCGAAATCCTCGGCGACGATCTCGAGCTCATTGTCGAACTGGTCGTCCTGCTCCTCAATGCGGAGCGAGGAGTCGGATCGGTCGTTGCATCGGCGATAGGTCGGCAGCGCCAGGCGCAGCGTCTCGTCAATCCATGTCGCGTGACGCGCCTTGTCCTGCCTCGCTGCGGCAACGCGGGCGAGGATCTGTTTGGCGTTGGCCATCAGTACATCACCGAGAGGCTGCGGTCAGCGGAGCCGAAACGCGAGCCGCCGGCGAAAGCGGTGCCAGACCCCGCGCCTGAACCGCCGGGCGAGCCGACGCCGGGAGTCATCGGGCCGCCCACGATCGGGACGGACCCGCCACCGCCGCCGGGCAGCGAGCCAAAACGGCGGTTGCGCCGTCCGGTTGCCCCCAGCAGCCAGGCTTGGGTCTCCTCGGTGCGCGCGTTCTCAGCCCGACGCTCCTCACGCTCGCGCGCGGCTTTCGTGGCCGGATCTTCTTCGGGAAGCGTGACCTTCGGAGTCCTCATGCCTGCCTGCTCTCGAACGCGGGTCGCGCACCTTGAGCAATCAGATCGCGGTAGAAGGCCTCCGGTCTCAACGCACGGGACCGCGCGCCGACCAGATGCGCGACCGCCGGCGTGCACCAGAAGCCAATGCGGACGCCGGGCTCAACAGGCTCGCCGACCGGCTCGAACGCGACGATGCGGCGGTTGTCCGGCAAGGCCTCGACCCATGCGTCCATCTGACTGGGCGTCAGCATGCGGATCAGGGTACGGCGGGTCGTGACGTCGTACAGCAGCCACGCGGCCTGCTCGGCGCAATAGCCGAACGCGGCGACGTGGCGAAAGCCAACGCGGCACAGGCTCGACCACCAATACCGCCGATCGCCGTCGTAAAAAGCGACATACCAATGCGGCGGCATGCCCGAGAGAGCGTCGTCGGTTTCGATCATCGCCGGGCCCGGAACAGCGGCGCGCGCGATCCGCGATCGAACACCCGCGCCTGCACCTTGGTCTGTACTGCGGCGACGTTGCGGCCGGCACCGAACAGCAGGTTCCCGCCCTCGCCCATACCCAGCAGGAGGTATTGGAACGCGTCACAGTTCGAGACCAGCGCGCCCTCCACGTAGAAGACGTGCTCGTTTTCGACCTCTAAGTCATAGACGGGTAGCGAGCCGTAGAGCCGCAGCGGTTCGACCCGAACAACTCTTGGAGCAGTGCGTGACCTTTGAATATTTGTTGGTGCGGAAGCCGACGCCGCACTGAACGCAGATCCGATCCACGTCATCCACGCCGGAAGCCCTGCGGGCCATGCCCTGACAGGACATGGAGCAGAAGCCCTTTTTTCTGTAGCCGTATTTGACCCAGTAGGGCTTAGCGCACCAGACGCACTCGTGTTGCTGAGGCTCGCGCTTTGAGGCGTCGAGCTTGGCGGCGGCGCTGGCGCGTCGGCGATATTCTGGGCACTTCTTTGCCTCAGCAGCTTTGAGCCGCATGGTAGCCAGAAACCCCGCGCAGTTTTGCGGCATAGGTCCGTCGTGAATCCAGTGGTGCTTTGCGTGATCCTCCGCGTGCATCGCCTCCAGATTTTCGATTGCGTTGTTGGCTGCGTCTCCGTCGACGTGGTGGATATGATGGTCATCGGGGATCGGCCCGTGATGGTGCTCCCAGACGACGCGATGCATGTAGCGCCCGCCAAACTTGGGGTCGCAGCGGTAATAACCGCTGGGGCCGGGTCGACGGTAATAGCGCCGCCCGTTGAACTCTTGGATTGGGTACTTCGCGGGTCTGCCCATGAATCACATTCTCCGACTAGGAGATCATTATACTGCAAAGCATCAGCACGCACAAAACGCACGCCATCAACAGCGAAGTGATGCTCGGGCGTGCAAGTGATCTTGCGGCCATTGGAGAGATGAACCTGCACCAAGTCGGACGCGGGGCGGTTCATGCAGGCCGCGACCCTCTGCGCGCCATTTGGGGTCAGGACGAGATCACCGGGCTGAAGCGTCTCAATCGGCACGCGGCCGGACGGCGTGCTCACCAACGTCCCGGCCACAAAGCAGGTGTGACTGTACTGGTTCTTGACGACGTCGTCGGAGACGAACTCGCCGAACGAGGACTTGGTGACCTTGAACTGGTAGCCGCCGCTCAGGCCTTGCACCAGCATGCGGCAGCCGGGGTCAATCATCAGCGCCTGATAGCCGTCGACCTGACGCTCGAGCAGGCTGTCGACCACCTCCTTGCGCCCGCCGACCTTGGAGAAGCGGTTGGCGCCGGGGGCCGGTCGGACCGGCATGCCTTGCTGGCGGAAGATGTCGAACGGGGTTTGCTCGTCGGTCTGTGACCGGACGGCGCTGCCAGGGTCGCCGATGAACTTGACGCGCGCCAGATCGAGGCCGCCGAAGCGGCGCAGGATCTCGCGCTTGACCACGGGCGCGAAGCTCACCGCGCCGACGCCCTCGGCGTAGAGCTCGCCCAGCACGAAGACGCGGCCGCGGATGGTCTGGCCAAACACGACCGCCGGCGTCAGGCCGAAGTCCATGCCGACGTAGAGCTCCAGCTCGGGATTGAACTTGAGCGCGTTCGGGCTGACGTGGCTGTTGCGCTCACCCTCGCCGCGGAACAGCGGGTGCACCGCCTTACCCTTCATCTGGCTGGCGGCGATGTTGCGGCAGTTGGCGTCGATCCACTGGCGCGTCACGCCGTGGATTTTCTTGGGGTAGTAGTCCGGCCTAAGCCAGCGCAGGTTCTCGGCGCCAGGGTTGACGCAGTACTCGACCTCGTCGCCCGGATTCAGCGGCTCCAGCCCAGAGGCCTTCAGCGCATCGTCCAGCACCAGCAGCGCCGGCGGCTGGACATACAGGCACCAGCCGGGCGGGCGGCGGTGCTTCTGCACGTCGTCCGGCGTGAAGTGGTCCGGCACGGGCGCCTTGCCGAACATGATGGGCGCCCAGTGCAGGCTCTCGGGCGCGTTCATGTCAGCGATGCCGCCGGACCAGTTGCACCCGCCGTTCTTGACGGACGGATAGCGGCCGCAACGCGACAACCCCTCCGTCACCAGCATCAGGCTGATGTACTGAAGCTCGTTGAAATAGATCCCGGTCAACTGCAGCGAGCGCAGCTTCTTGACATCGTCGTCTTTGTCCAGCGCGAGGAAGATGAACTCGGCTTCCATGTCGCCGTAGCGCATGTGGTAGGTGAACGGCGGCGACCACGACATCTCGCCGAAGCCGCCCTGCGCCTCCGAGCCCTCGGGAAACAGGTTCACGAACGAGGGGATCGTCGTCGTCTTCAGCTCAGGGAAGGTCGAGCGGACGATGGCGAAGCGGGAGCGCCGGACCTTATCGCCTTGCGGCGGTTGCTGACTTGCATGCCGGAACAGGCGCATGATCGCGGCGTCGGTCTTGCCCGAGCCGATCGGCCCCTGGATGATGTCGAACTCATTGTCCGCGAGCAGGAACGCCGACAGGATTCGGCCATCAGGCTCAAAGCGGATCGGCTCGCGCGGTGGTTGGGATGCTGCCTTGCGGGCCATACGCGGAGAAGGCGCGGCGCTGGCTATGGGCTCAACGCACGAGGATTACGGCAGCCAGGTCCGCGACACCAGTTCCGACGCACCAAAACGACCCTTGCTCGCGCCGATCACAGCGGTCGCAACGTCAAGCGTCCCGCCCGGCGTCAGGCCTGTGACCAGAGTCGTCGTGGCGTCGGCATAGGTCAGCAGCGCCCTGGTGTGGCCGGCAGGAACCGGCTCCGTGAACACCGGCAGGCTGCGTGATGCCGTTGTGCCTGTCGTGACGATGGGAGACGTTGCGACCGAGCCAAGCTCAAGTTGGGCCTGCCACAGAGTAACACCGGAAACGTCGTCGCCCGCGAAGGTGACGTTGGAGGTGGGGCTGATGTTGACGCGCGCGATCGCGTTCGCGGCCACGCCCGTAATCGCCACAGCGCTACGGTAGAAGCTGCGGGATACCGCCAGCAGGGATGGCGTAACGCCCGCCTCATTGCCGACAATCGTGCCCGTGTTGAGGTCAAACACCACCCCGGAACCGACCGTGCCCAGCCGTTGAGTGACGAACCCGTAACCCGTCGGGACACCGAATATGGAATACGTCTGCGTTCCTGCCGACGATACCGGCGTCTGATCGAGGCGGTGTTGCGCGTTGGCCGTGCTGGCGACCACGGTATCAGCGGTCGTTGTGCCGTCCGGAGCGATAACGGCGTTGGCCGTCACACCAAAGATATTGGTTCTGGCATACGAACCGTTGTCGAACTCTTGCGAGCGCCGCAGAAGGTTGGTCGCGGCAGGCTCTAGCGCAAGGCCCCGATCCGTCCGCTGTGGCGCATCCTCCGCAAACGTCTCGATCACGCCTGCCGCTGTCAGCGCGGTCGCCGCGCCGACCCGCGTGTAGGTCGAGCCTGCGGGCATGGCGGCGCGGAAGTCGTGGAAAATGGCAGCCTTGGAAAGCGATGCGAGATCTATGCCGATCCCGAGCATCAGTAGAGGGCGACCAGGTTCGTTGCGGTGGTGCTGGTGGCGTTCACCCGCTGGCAGTTCACCGGGAGCACCGTGCCAGACGCAGCGTTCTTGAACGTCACCGCATTGTCCTGGGCGGTGATGACGACGACGTCGCCACCTACGCCGACGTAGATGCCGCGGCAGATCGCAAAATAGGTCGTGTCGGACGGCGTGATCGCCACCGCGTCGTCTGCAGCGCCGTTATCACCGGCAGCGAATGGGTTGCGCACAACGGGCATCGTTGGGTCTCCTGTTCGTGGACACCACGCCGCAAGCCCAAGGGTCGCTCAACGCACCGTCAGTGAACCCAGCCGTTGAGGTGCGCAATCTCGTGACGCAGGAGCTTGCCGCAATAGGCGTCCTGCTCGGCCGGACAGTGCGGCAGCAGGATCACGCGCCTGGGCATGAAGGTGCAGGCCATGATGATGTCCCGCGCCGGGGGCGGCTGGCCACCGCACGCCATGTGCACCTGATACGGCGTGCCGACGATGACGACGAACGGCTGGTCAGGGGCATGATCGTATTTGGCCGGCGGGGCCTCGACCGCTTCAGGCGAGGGCACAAAGAGCCGGACTTCCTGCGTAGAGGCGGAGGGGCCTGACATGGTGGGTATGAGCGTGACAGCCAAGGCTGCGATCAGGGTTTTCAGCATGCGCCCCTCCTGTGTGTAGGAGGGGGTCGGGGTGGGGCTGCCTCAACGCACGGGGCGGTGAAAGCCGAGCGGGCCGCGATGCGATTCGGCGGCATCTCGCGCCTTCATGGCCTTGCCGATCTGAAAGGCGCGGTGGGCGGCGGGGCTTACGGACTTGAACCGTGGCGGTTCCTCCTGCCCGCTCAGATCGTAGCAGGTGCCAGTCTCAAACCACGGCAGCCAGTCCTCGTCGTCCCAGTCGTCCATCCTACCCCATCTCCACATCGTCGACGTCCAGGGTGCCCGGATCAGGCCGCAGGTCGGTCGCGGATCTCGGGAACGGGCGGCCAAGGCGCGCGGCCCAGCGTGCGCGCTTGGCGGAGGCTTTCTTGTTTTTGACCAGTTGCTCTGCCTGCCAGACAGCGTGCTCGGGTGTGCCGGCCACGATCATGCGACCATCTCCGGCGAGACGGTCACAGAGCCGACCTGCCCCCACCGACTGTGGTAGGTGTAGGCCGTGGCCTGCCTGTCGCTGTGCCAGCCGCCGCGGGCCGCATAGGCGTCGCGCGCCGCAAGGGTCGAGTGCTGCGTCACCTTCATGCCGCTGTGCTCCTTGATCTCCTCGTGATGCCGGTGGCCGGTGTGGGCGTATCGCTTTGTCGTCGCGCCCCACTCGCGCGGGTACTGAGCGGCGAACAGCAGGGGCAGGCCGTCGTTCTTCTTCAGGTGCCCGTGGTGGAACGCCAGCATGGTCTCGCCGTGGACGTGGACGTAGTAAGGCAGCTCGCTGTCGATGACCTTCACGCGCGGCTCGTTCTCGTACAGGGCGCCGAACATGATGCGGAGCCAGACGCTCGAGGCAAGGTCGTGGTTACCCTCGGCCATGACGACAAAGACGGTCTTGTGGCGGGAGAGCGCCAGATCAATCACCCGGCGCAGAATGCGGATCGCCGTGCGGACCATCTTGGAGAACCGTCCGTCGGCGTCCAGCACATGCCCGTGGCCCGGCGTCACCGGCAGCAGGCCGTCATAGTGCAGAAAATCGCCAAGCTGGTTGACGACGCAGGTGTCGGCGCAGGGCGATCGCTCGACCATCTGCTCAAAGCAGCCGACCAGCGTGTCCTCGGCGATCTGCATGTCCCAGTCGGCCCCGCCCTCCTTGCGCCACGCCAGCATGCCGACATGGGAATCGGTCAGGGTGAACAGGTTGCACAGCGCCTCGTTGGTGCTCGCCGGCGGGGCTATGGACGCAACGCGCGGCACCTCCTCGCTGAGGGCGGCAAACGCCTCCCGCAGCATCTCAGCCCGGCGCTCATCGTCCGCGCTCGACTTGTCCCAGGACAGCACCTCGACACGCTGGCCGGTGACCGGATCCAGTTTGCGCAGGACAGATCGGCCTTTGAGCTTGAACCCGTCCGGCACCTGCTCGGTCATGCCGTACTCAGGCGCGTGGCCCTGCGCAGCAGCGCGGGCGCGGATCTGCGCCAGCATCCGTCGGAAGCTGCGGTCGTCCGTGTTCAGGTGTCTGGCGGCGTGGGTAATGCTGCCAATGTCAATGACGGCCTGCACGCACTCTCGCTGGCGCTCCGTCTCGCAGAAGCGGAGCAGAGCCTCGGTCGGCACCGCGTCCTGCGGCGGGACGAACCGGAGGCCGGTCACTCGCACAACTCCCGCGCCGTGCCGGCCCGGCCCCAGCCCTCACGGCCCCAGTCCAGAACCTCGGACGCCCATGCCAGCAGGTCGCGCGTGGCGTCCTTCTCGGCATTGGTGACGGGAGCGACAAGACCGGCGCTATCCGGCAGCACAGGCTCCGGCCGGACCTCGGTGCAGAGGCTAGGCGGCAGGGGCGGTTGGTTGGAGTGCGTCGCGCAACTCGCCAGAAGGAACAAGCTCGCGCACAGCACAGCCTTGGGGATCGACATGGATCGGCCTCTCGATGATGGTCTCGATGCGCCGGGCCGACTGACGGGCCTCGTTCACGCGGGCCAGGCATTGATCGGCCTGGGTTTGGGCGTCATCCTGCGCAGCGACCTTGAAGTCACGCAGGGTCTTGAGTTCGGCGTTGGCCTCGATCAGCTCGTTCTTGAGCCGGTCGACGCGCCACGACTGCACGCCGGCAAGCGCCAGAGCCACGGCCAATGCAGCGAGCAGGTAGCGGGTCATTCCGGCCTCCACGCGACAGGATAGAAGCACTTGCTGCGCTCCCAGTGCCCCTCCATCACGACCTCGCCTTCCCCCCAGTGTCTGACGGTCGGACACAGCGGATGCGTGATGCGCGACTGGATTCGGGCCTCGCGCCCGTCCTCGTCGATGCCGACAATCCACGTCCCATCTTGCGGGGCGTCTTGCATGTCGCGGAAGTCGGTCATTGCTCGTTCACCGTGATCGGCGTGCCGTTGGCCTTCAGCCTGACAACCCGAGCGACGGGCAGCGGTATCTCATTCGGCCAGCGCATCTCCGACAGGCGATTGCGGGCGATGCGGGTGATCGAGACGGCGTCGCCCTGATTGCCGCCAAGGACGTGCAGGTGTGTGTCGTCCTCGCCGACATAGAAGCCGACGTGACCTCCTCCGGCCCGCGTGAAGGTCAGGATGCAGCCAGGTCGGGGAGCCAGCAACTTGCGGCCCCACTTGCCCCACTCCGATGCACGGACGGCGATCGGCGGGGACTTGATGCCTGCATGGTCCATGACGTGCGCGCAGAACAGGCCGCACCACGGGACGGAGTCGGCGGCGTAGCTGATGCCGAGAACCTTCGCGCCGAGCCGCTTGGCCCAGCCCATGATCGTGGCGCTATTGCCCGCGCCGGGGACTTCGCGCACGCCGATCAGCGAACGCGCGTAAGGCATCCAGATACTCACGCCACCCCCCGGATTTTCTCGATGGTCTTGAGGCCCAGCATCGCCGCGCAGAAGGTGAGCCAGGCGACGAGGTAGCCCTCCGGCATGGGGCGCTGGATTGCGGGGCCGATCACGCCGGCGTAGGCCAGTCCGGCAACGACGACCCATCCAGCAGACGGCCGCCACAGACGGTCAAAGCACTGCCACGCCCAGTGCGTGCGGATCGGATGGTCCGGCAGGGCGGTGTGGTCGGTCATCGCGCACGCTCTATGCGGTCAAGCTGCTTCTGCATGGCCTCTGTCCGCTCATCCAGCCGGGCCAGCGTCCCATCCGCCAGCGGCGCGACCGTGCGCTCAAGGGTCGAGACGCGCTGATTGATCCCGCCACCCCAGAAGACCAGCGTCGTCGCCTGAGCTACCAGCGCGACGATCACGCCAATCATCGCCCAGTTCAACTTTCGCGCGTCCGAATGCAGAGTCATCCGTTGCCACCCCAGCCTTCGTGCGCGCGCGTTTGCATGCCCGCACATCGCCGCCTCGACCTCGCACCCTCAACGCACAAGGTCACCGCTTGAACTCCCGTACGGACACGGTCGCCGCATCGGCCTCGCCCGTTTCGTAGTTGCTGACGCTTGCCTGCGCCGTGACGCTGTAGGTGTACGTCCCCGCCGACAGGGTCTCGACCGCGCGCGGCGTCTGCCAGCCCTGGATCAAGTCACCGCTGATCGCCACAAAGGTCTTGTCAAAAATCACAGTCGAGTCCCGGTACATGCGGACCCGGCACGAGACACCGCCGGCCGTCGGGTGCCAGACCGTCAGGTGGAAGTTGGCCTGAATCTCAAGCTCACCACCCGTCGTCGTATAGGTCCGGCTCGCAATCGTCGTCTCAAGCGCCGCGTTCAAGGCCACGACCCCGCCGACCGCGGAGGTCGCGCCGGCCGTAATCGCAGAACTCGCCACCTTGGCTGTCGGAACCAGCCCGTCATCCAGCGCCGCCGAGTCCGTGATCTTCTCCCCGTCCGTCAGATCCAGAAACGGCTTCACGTCCGTCCCGCCGACATTCAGACCCGTGAACGCCTCGTCGCCCGCCAGCACGTCATCGACGCGATCATCTACCGCGGTCGCATCCGCCTGAGCCGCAGCCGCGGCCAACGCCGCCAACTCGGTCTTGCGGGCAGCCCTGGCCAGCCGCTGCTCAAGCGTCGGCTCCGGCCGCGTGGTCGGGATGGAACGACGGACAGTGGTCATGCGACGTACGGCGCCACGACCGCACCCTCCGCCAACACCCGCGTCACCTCGTCGACCGTGTACGGCGAGCCGGTATTGTCGCGCAGGCACTCGAGCACGGATCGGGTGATCTCGATGTAATCCGGCAGGCCATCGACCAGGTCGGTCTGGTCAGCCGCCTCAACGCATTGCTCGAACAGGGTCATTGAAACCTCGGAGGTTTTGGAGGGGTGAAAAAAAAATGAGGTCCGGTCGGGAAAAGTTGCGGGTGTGACACCTGCCGGGACCATCGCCCCCCGCGATTACCCCCCGCCCCCCGTACCCCCCGCCCCGGCGCATCTCGCCCGGCAATGCGGGGCGGCCGGCAGGGTACCCCGTCGGAACGGCCGCCCGGAATCGGAGGCCCGTTAACCGGGGCCACTAGGGGCCTATTCATCGTCCGACTCATCGCATCCAACTGCGTCGGAGTTGGACGGGTAAGGCGGTAATGGCGTGTAGGGCGGGCTTTCGATCACACCGGGCATCTGACTAGCAGGCAGATGCCCCATGCCTTGCGCCGCATTGACCACGATTTGCACAAGGGTCCGGGCTGTCGCGTTAGGGTCCGTGCCCTTCGCGCCAAGCTCGCCTGCAGCTTCGAGAAACACGCGGTTCGCCTTTAGCCGGACATCCTCTGAGCAGGCGGAGTCGGCCAACTGGGCCACGTTGAGCCACGCTTTCGAGGTTCGGGACTCGAGCCATGCGTGTTTGACAGAGGAAAGGAACGCCCGAACGTGAGGCTTTTTCATCGCCACGTTGAGGCTATGCGGCGTCATACCGGCACGGCGAGCGGCGTCCTGTTGCGAAAGGCCCTCTGTCACAATCAGCGTGCAAGCCTCTTGCAATCGCGGCCTAATCTGTGGCGCGCGTGCAATCGCAACGGCCGCCCTAGCCTTTTCGTCAATGATCGGATGCGCGTCGGCGCTCAACGCGTGCAATCCCGCTTAGGCGCCGGAACCGCGCCGATCGACTGGGCAAGCTCTGCAGGCATGAGCACGAGGGCAATCCCCGCGGTCTCGAGCCAGACTTCGGCCATGAAGCTTAGGGCGATCTCACCGTCCGGCTTGTCCGGTGCGGGCGGGTCAATGGTGATCCGGGCCCGGTAACCGTGCTCCGCTTTGGTGACGTAGCGGTCACTCCATCCAGCTCGCCCGTCAAACTGCTCGCAAGTCTCATTTGATGCGATCCGGTGCGCGCGTAGCAGCGACGCAATATCGGCGCGGGAATGAACGATAACGGGGCGGGTAATGCGATAGGCCTGGTCCGCGTAACGGACGGGGCGGGGTTCGCATCCTGCAGAGTCTATGGTCGCACAATGGTTCATCATCGCCCCCTTGATCGGGGCGGGATCAGTGACCTGGGGCGCGCCAACGCAAGGGCAATATGGCGGTTGCGGGTTAGCGCCGGGTTATCGCCGTTTTGTCGAGTGAGGCGATCGAGTGCTCCTGTATGCCTACTCCTCTAAACTGTTACCATTGTGCAGTTATATACACCCCCCCCTATATTCTCACTCGATTGATATATAGAGCCCTAAACCCTGTCACTGCCTGACTGAATAGCCTTTATCGAGTGGGATCGAGTGAGGGCGCACTTGCCGGTTTCGTGTGTAACGCTTACATATGGCCGACGGGCAAAAGGGGAGCACTCGACATGATCGATTCCGCCGAATATCAGGCCGATCGGGCCTGTCTGGACCGGGTGCGGGCCGTGCTATCCGTGGGCGAAATGAGCCGGACGGACCTTGGCCGCCGCTGCAATGCGCATCCGACGGCGCGCGTTCAAGGCGTGATCGACACGCTTAAGGCGTCGGGACATATCGCCGAGACGATCATCCGGAACGGGCGCGGCGTCCGGACGATGCTTCGCCTGGCCGATCCAGCGCGCGCCGCCCGCGACCCCCTGCTAGTCCGTATGAGCGCGGAGGCGATTGGGGTCCAGGGCGAAGCGGAGGCGCGGTTGCGGGTATGGTTTGCCGATTTGGAAGCGGCGAAGGCAGTCACGCTGGCGGACTCGGCGGCGCGGCCGGTCCTGGAAGCGGCGCGCGATCTACTGATCAGACTTTACCGGACGCCATGGAAATACGCCGTTGATAGGCCGCTGAATGACATTGCGGACGGGCTGGCGGCCGTGAAAGCGGCGCGCAAGCTGGCGGAAATGGGCGCGATCGTCCTGAAAGAGCGGCGCGGCAAGGGCCGATTGAGCACGTTCCGGCTGGCGAGCGTCCCGCCCTATCCGATGCAATAGCGAAAGGGGGTTGACGGGGTTAGGTATGTGCTGGCATATACGCGGCGTCGGCCCCGAAGCGGGGCGCCTGGAATGGAATGAGACAAGATGACAAGCCCTCGCCTCGCCTATCTCGACTGGCTCGCATTCGGGCATTCGCTTGCCCGCCGGGCCGCCTTCTATCCTGCAGGCTCAACCGGCCGTGCGTGGTGCAAGGTCAACGCTCGCGACGCATTCCGCGCGGCTCGCGAGACTCGCCGGGTCAACCGGCAAGCGTTCGCCATGGGCGCCCGCTAATGACTCGCCGCATCCCCTACACCGGCCAAATTCCCTACATGACGGCCCGGCTTACAGTGTCCGGCTATCGCCCGACGGAGTCCAGCCGCTTCGCCGTGGTCCGGGTGAACGCCGACGCGCCGTGGTCCCTGATCCATACACGTTCAGGAATGCCGGTTAACTCGCTTCTCCCGGCACTGGCCCGCAAGGTCACGCTTGCCGATAAGCTCGCCGTTGCCGCGGCCTTTGAAGCGCAAACGCACTTGAACTGGGCCGCCTTTGACGAACTGCAGGAACTGGGTCCCGGTTTCAACGGGACGCAATACATGGACCCGGCGAAGGGCGCGGCCCTCGCCCCCGCGCTTCGCCAGATTGCAGCCCAGGTGCTCGCCTAAGCCGACGCTCAAGTTTCCGGCCGTCAATGGCGGCCGGTTTCTTGAACGCCTGTTGCGTTCTGTTTGCCCAGTCTGGGCGCCTATTGGAGATCCACCCCATGCGTATCTATGTCGCTTGTCTCGCCAGTTATAACGCCGGAATCCTTCACGGCCGCTGGATTGACGCGAGCTCTGATCCCGACGCCATGCAAGGCGAGATTGACGCCATGCTTAAGGCGAGCCGCGAACCGGGCGCGGAGGAATGGGCGGTGCATGATTACGACGGCGTTCCGTCCGGCCTGGGCGAATATCCCGGGCTCGACAAGATCGCGGCCTTTGTCGCGTTGTGTGAAGAATTCGACTTTCTCGACTCGGACGACGTCGCCGCCATTGCCGCGAATTGGTGCGGCGACCTGGATCAGGCGCGAGTCTTTCTCGACACGCCCCCGGCCATGCCATGATCACCACGCCCGACGACCTAAAGGCCGCCCGCCTCGCGCTAGGATGGAGTCTCCGCGATATGGCCCGTGCCTTGCGCCTTGCCCAGGTTGAGACAAAGGGCCCGGACCGCGTGCGGGATATGGAATCAGGCGCCCGGCCTATCAGCGGCCCGGTCACGGTGTGTGTTGAGGCGTTCCTAACCGGGTTCCGGCCTGCAGGCTTTGCAGATGAATAGCCCCGCCCGACGCAAGGCCGCTGCAGCCCACGACGCCAAGCTGCAGGGCGAAGGCTGGCGCAAGGTCACGTTCCGTGCGTCGCCCGATATGGCGGCCGCGCTCGACTCCCTGATTGCCCGCCACGGTACCCTGCAGGCCGCCATGAGGGCGATTCTGGCGCCCGCGCCCGCGCATATCTCGCAGCGTGGCAAGCCCGAATAAAATCCCGCCAACAGATTTTTCAAAATCCAAGGCCCGACTGGCAGAAACGCCGGTCGGGCCTTTTGCGTGGGCGGAAAAGAGCGGGGAATCAGGACGTGCCGGGAGAGGGGCGCTCGACGGACACGCGATACGACTTGATCTTGTGCCCGCCTGCCGGCGGCTGATCCTCTCGCCGGTCCAGATCCCCGCCGTCGACCAGGCCGTCCAGCATGTCGCGAAGCTCCTTTGCCTTGAGCCGGTTCTTGAGCGACTGGGATATTTCCCGAAACGTCATCCAGCCACGCCCCTGCAGTGCACGGATGACACGCTGCGCCTCGCCCTGGTGCTGCGTCTCGGCCATGTAATCGGCGGCCATCTCGACCGTCTGTTCCGCGGACCACCGTGCAAGCGCGATACCCCAGTCCATGTCCTCGAGCGTGACGCGCGCCGCGGCACCGTCGCGACCGATCGCCCTGATCGTGGCCATGCGCTGCGCCATTTCCGCCGAGCGGGTGAAGAACACCGCGTCCAGCTCGCGCCGCTCACACTCCTGCCCGAACGCCATGTAGGCCTGGTGCGCATACTTGTCGTCCCATGGCACGACGATCGAGGGGCCGTCCGAGGCGGAGTTGTGTGACGTTGCGCGACTGAGCGGAGGCAGGGACGCGACGATCGCAACCAGCCCGTCCGTGATCGCATCCGGCACGGCAGTCTTGTCCAGCAGCGGCTCGCGCTCCTCAACACGGGCGTGCGTCGAGAAAATCAGGAAGCGATTGAGGAAGCCGTTGAAAACGTCCGCGCCGTCGAGGTTGGCGAAGAACTCCTCGTGCGTGGACACCCCGTAGATCGAGAGCGCCGGCGAGAAGATCGGCTCCCCTACCCTGCCCGCCCATTCCGGCGTGGCCATCGTGTCAAAGCTCGAGCCCCAGGCCGAGCGCAGGGTGCGGGTGATCGCCTTCTCGTGCGGCGAGGCCTTGCGCCCATTGATCCGGCCGAGATAGCCGCCGAACTCATCAATGCAGGTGAGCGTGAGCGGCTGGCGATTGAGACGCGAGACCAGCGCCGACATGGACATGAACTCGCCGGGCCCGACATGGGCGCCGAGGGTTGCCGCACGCAGCACGCGATCAATCGCCTTGAGCGGGTGATCCTTTGCCGCGCCAGACGGTGCCAGAAATAGCCCATACAGGTGCGTTCCGGTGCGTGTAGGGCCTGAAAACGTGCGCCCTGCAGCCGTTCCGACGATCTCCAGCGCCGCCATGAGCGCGCCGGCACGCTGAGGCTTGCGCGCCGTATCGCAGATCCAGTCCGTGATCGAGCCGACAAGGCCGGGTGCGCGGGTGAGCGCATCGGGAAGCTCGTTGCCGAACGTGGTGGGCGGGGCGTCTGCGTATTCAGGATGCTCGACCTTGAGCCGGTCCATAGCGGGCGCGACCACCGTGTCAGCGAACTCCTGCAGCGTGACCGGCGCCTTCACCCGCAAAGGCTCAGGCAGGTCGCTGTCAACCACCGTCGGCATATCCAGCGCGATCACCACGCTGTCGTCCTTCAGGCCCAGTCGCTCACGCAGCCAGTCCGTCGCCGCCGCTTGCTCGCAGTCCCGCGCGGCCATGACCAGGTCGATCGCCGAATAGGTCTCGTTCGTCCCAAAATCCTTGATGCCATCCCGCTGGATCGACAGGTTGCGCTTGCGGTCCGGGATCGCCTGCCCGGTGCTGGACGCCCGCCATGTCGCGACCGCCTCAAACCCGCCGCGTGCAGGCCTGCATCCATACAGGTCGAGGGCGGGAACCCACTTGTCGAGATTCGCCAACGCCGCACTTTTTGTCTCAGACCAGATGTCATCGGGGTCAAGCTCGCCGCAACGGGGCGGGCGTGGCGCACGATCCTTGCCGGCAGACACACGCTCCCGCGACCACCCGCACACCTCCAGCGCCTCCTCCAGCGCCGTCATGTCGTCATCGGTCAACACGGGAAGCTCGTCCGCGCGCACGGGTCCGGCCAGCCAGACGTAGGGCTTGCCGGTTTCCGGGTGGATCGACGGCGGCACGACGGTCTGGCGCGTGTCGAACCCTGTCAGGCGATCGAGAAGGCGCCCGTCGGGCCCGTCATACGAGGCGGTCTTCAGCGTCTTGGGGGCCAGATAGAACCGGCTCTCGCCCTTCGCGCCACGCTTGACCATCGGGCTGGCCGGTGCAGCACGCAGCAGGGTGTCCAGCACGTCTGCGTCCTGAGCGTCAAAGTCCAGAACGACGACGTGCAGGTCCTTGCGCGCGACCGTGCCCATGAGCAGGCCGATGTTCGCGCCCGGCGCCTTGGACCACAGGCCGAGCTCAAACGCGGAGGGCGTGGTATCGCGGAACCGTTGCCACTTGGACATGCCCTGCCAGCCGCCCGAGCGATACTCGCCGGGGCATTTGCCGCGACCCTGATGCTGGGCCCAGTCGGCGGGGATCAGCGGCAGGACCGAGTAGCCGAGCGCCTGCAGGTCGGAGGCAGATGCGGAGAAGGGAGAACTCACCCCAGGCCCCCCACCGGAATCGTCCACGCCGACACGATGCGATCGCCCGCGGCCTTGTTCGCCTCATTGACGACGATGAGACAGAAGGTAACGTATTCGTCCGCGGACAGGGTGCGCAGGTCGAACTTGCCCAGTGCGTCCAGGTGCGCGCCGCCGATCTCGGACGCGCGCTTGACGTCGTCGAGTGTGAGGTAGGGGGTCATGCTGCTTGCCTCCCGAAAAATGTGGCGGTTGTGTTTGCGGCGGTGCGGTCGAACAGGTGCCACGCGCAGTTGTCCTTGCCGGTCATCTTGCTGTCGGGAATCCACCTCACGCGGCCAACCGACACGATGCGGCGGAGGCGGGCGAGGAACGGCACAGCCTGCCGGGTGTGAACCCAGTCGGCGTCAAACAGAAGCCATGTCGGGGCCTGATCCGACAGGTGAACGATCAACGGGTGCAGCACTTTCCGATCCCAAGGCGGGTTCGTGATGATGCAGTCCAGCGAAACGTACCGCAGCGTGAGCGCGTCGGCCTGAAGCATGGAGCGTTGCGGCTCAATGTCCGACTCCATGACGCAGACATGGCCGGCCGCCGTCAGGCTGTCGACCAGCGCGCCGTCGCCAGCGCAAGGCTCAACGAACCGCGTGCCCGGTGCCAAGTGCGCCAGCAGCGGGCGCACGGCCGCCTCCGGTGTCGGGTAGAAGTCGCGCGGGACGCGGGCGAAGTCGGAACGCTTGCCCATCACTGAACCCCCACAATCTGACCATCAGCCAGCACCACACGCTTGCCGTCCGGCAGCGCCTCCCAGTATTTCACCTGCACGACGTCGCCCCGATCGGGCTTGACGTTCAGGACGAACTCGCCGGTTCGCGTGACGTATCCGCCCGTGACTGTGGCGTTGAAGCGGGTCATGCGACGAACCTCCGCAGGGACCGCTCGAAATCCTTGGGCTTGCCCGTCGGGCGATAGACGATCGCGCGGTGGCCGGCGCAGTAGCTCGTCGCCCCGTCGCAAGGGTTGCAGCACGATTGCCCGTCGTCGAGAATCCACGAGCACTCGCGCATGGTCCGCGACAGGAACGGGCGCGCGGCCATGATGTCGACCACCACCGGCACCGCAACCACGGCCTCGACACGCGGCGGTCTGGGCGGTTTGACCACCTTGAACTTCTTGACGCGCTGAGGCTTGGGCGCGGCGGGGCCTCGCGTACCCCGGACCATCGCACCCTCGCGCTTCAGGCCCATGCGCCACAGCCGGCCGCACACGGCGTTCCGGGTCAGGCCAAAATATCCGGCGATCTCAGTCGCTGACTTGCCCTCGCGCCACAGATCGTGCGCAACGCCGTCGTTCCACGCGTTCATGCCGACACCCGATCGTCGATCCAGGCGCGCAGCTCGGGGGCGAGGGTGTAGCAGCCGGTGCCGTATGCGTTGCTGATCCCGCCGGGCGCCTTGAAGTCGGCGAACCGGCGACGCAGTTGCGACAGGCAAACCTTGACGCTGGCGAGGTCGGGCCCGTCACCGCAGTCCCGCTCGAACACGTTGAGGTAAATCGCCGTCGTCGAGATGGGACGGGTCGCGCCCATCAGCAGCGCCAATGTGCCGGCCTGCTTGGGCGAGAGGCCGAAGGCGTGGCGAAGCTGTGTCTTCTGGTCGACGGTGCCAGTCAGTTCGCTCAGACGCTCGCGCAGGTACTCGACCTCAGCGCGGAGGGATTCGATGGTCGCGGTCATGCCGCTTGCTCCTGTGATTGAGTGAAGCGGCGCGAAGCAATGTTCCACCACTTTCCGTTTTTCTGAATTCCAATGAAGGCGGGCTGCGAAAGCTCGCTCCAACGCACCAGCGCGTCCTCGATCGTGTCCGGCACCGGCAATCGCCCGCCATGCGCAACCCACCACTTCTCAGCGCGGTATCGTCCGGGCCCGCTGTGTTGCAGCAGCACCCACTCGGGGTAGGACATCAGCCCGGCCGAGTAGGTGACGCGCAGACTGTCCGGCGATCCGGCCTTGACGTGCCGACGCGCCATCCAGGTGACGACCGGGATCTCCTCCGGCGGCTGGTTGCGCAGATCCCGTGAGAGGATCGCGACGTCGTCCGCCTCAGCGTCGTGCCGGGCCTTGTCGAGCGTCCATTCGTGGCCACAGAAGGCGCAGGTCTGGGCGTTAAGCGCGGCGAGGGACTTGCAGGTCGGGCACTCCTTGGCGCGGACGTCCGTGACCTTCGCCGCGTCGGGCGCACCCTTCTTGCCCGGCCGACGATCAACGGTGAGCGTGTCGACTGGGCCGAGGCGGCGGATCGTGCCGGTGTAGTCGAGCACGAGACAGTCCGCTTTGCCCTCCGCCAGTCGGGTGCCGCGGCCAAGCATCTGCACGAGCAGGCCGGGCGAGAGCGTCGGACGCAGCAGCGCGATCATGTCGAGGCCGGGCGCGTCGAAGCCGGTCGTCAGGACGTTGCAGTTGGTGAGGCAGCGCAGGCGTCCGGCACGGAAGTCGTCGATGAACCGGGCCCGGTCGCCCGGATGCGTCTCGCCAGAGATGACCTCGCACGACACGCCCTGCCGCACGAACTCGTCGCGGACATGGTGCGCGTGCTTCACGCCGGCGCAGAACGCCAGCCACGATCGCCGCCCCTCGCCGAGCGTGATGATCTCCGAGACGGCAGCCTGGGTGACTGCGTCGTCATCTGCCGCGGCCTCGAGGGCGCCGGAGACGAACTCCCCTCCCCGCTTGGCCACCATCGACACGTCGATCTCGGTCGCGCCGGACTTGGACACCAGCGGCGACAGCCAGCCGTCGTCGATGCCTTTGCCGATGCCGTAGGAGAACACGATCTCGTCGAACAGGCGGTCCTTGCCGTCGTCGAGGCGACCCGAGTCCATGCGGAACGGCGTGGCGGTGAAGCCGGCGACACGCAGGTCCGGCCGCATCTCACGCAGGGCATCGAGCAGGTGCCGGTACATGCCCTCGCCTGCCGACGGGACCAGATGCGCCTCGTCGATCAGGACCAGGTCGAACGCGCCGAGCTCCTTCGCCCGCCGATAGACCGACTGGATGCTGGCGAAGATGATCCGCTGACTGGTGTCGCGCCGGCCGAGACCGGCCGAGTAGATGCCGACAGGGGCTTGCGGCCAGAGGGAGAGCAGCGCCTTGGCGTTCTGGGCGACCAGCTCCCGCACATGCACGAGCATGAGCACGCGCATCTGGGGGTAGGCGCCCATGAGGCGCTGCGTCAGGTCGCCGATCGTGACGGACTTGCCGAGGCCGGTCGCCATGTCGACGAGGGGGTTGCCGCCGCCCCGTTCCCAGTATGAGAGGACGGAGTCGATGGCGGCGGATTGGTAGGGGCGGAGTTGGGTCATGCGGCCTGCTCCAGCGACCGAACCGCCTCGACAGCCTGGATGCGCTCACCGATCCAGCGCATGCACGGAACCGCCATGCTGTTGCCCAGAGCCTTGTATCGAGGGCCGTCAGCGGCGGGCTTTCCGCGATGCGGGACGGAGGTGTAGCCGTGGTGCGTCGTGAACCTAATCTCGTAGGAACAGCCGCTCCGCATTGCCTCGGGAATGAACCCAGCCATGGCAATCGCCACACAGCAGGACAAGGTTTCCAGTGTCGAGGCGAAGGTCGGGTCGTTTGACCCAAGTGGCGATGTGGTGGACCTCGAACATCGGGTCAGGCCGTCGATGAACCACGCCGCATCGCTGGCACGTTCGGTGATCTCGGGCCCAGACAGAGCCACAAACGCGCTTCCATTCAGCGGATGAATAAAAGGCTTGGTGCTCTGTGGTGATTCCGCCCTTCCAATGCGGGTTGAGTTCGCCACGGCGGCGTTCATGAGCACAGCCAGGAGAGCAAAAGCGTCGCTCGGCATAGGTGGGAGAGACGAGCTTTCGAGTTCCGCAATGCTCGCAGACCAAGACGACTTTCCGGCACTGTGTAGCTGAAGAACCTGCCGCTCTAAGTCGATCAGCACATTGACGGCCACAGGTGCGCTTGGCCCGAGCGCGAGGGCTGCTGAACCCCTCGCCGCAGACGACGCAAGCGCGTGTTTCTCGTCCTCGCTTCTGCATACGAGAATCCTGAGCTCATTCGTGATTTCGGGGAAGCCCTGAAGGCGCTCGCATTCGCGGGGGGTTAGGCGGCGGACGGCGGAGCCGGCTGTGAGCAGGCTTTCCGCAGTGTCGGCGTCGGTCCCCTGCGGTCGGTTTCCGCCTGTGGCGTTCCCCCCGGCCCGAAGCGTGGGGCTTGCGCTGACGTGCGCCACCGCTTGCGGCACGGTCCGAGCTTCCAGCGTGTAGGCGGCATCATCTGACCTGAACCCAGCACCGTCAGGCCCGGCGTTCGGGTTCTCGCAGACGGCGCGCTCCTGAATGGCGTAAGCCACCGCGGGCTGGACAATGTAATCCCCGCCCTGGTTTCCCCCCGTAGGCCCCGCAGCCATGACGGGCTGCGATACGTTCGTCTCCCGGCCCTTGAAGTCCTTGCCGCTGTTCATCGGCATGATGGAGAACGCCACAGGCACGATCGGCGTCCCGCGACCCGTCCCGTCCTCGCTGGCGTCGAAGCCCTCGCCCTTGAGGGTGTGGGCGATCAGGTGACCGGCCTGTCCCTGGTTGTCGTCCGCGCCACAAGTTCCAACGCCGTTTGCAGTGAGCGCGGCAACGCCCGGCCCCTTTTCTCTGCGCGGCGCAGGATTCCCCGACAGGCTGTGGCGCTCAAATAGAACCGCTGCGGCACGTCGCCAGTCTCCAAGGTATCCGACAACGAACACACGGCGGCGGCGCTGGGCCACTCCGAAGAACTGAGCGTCAAGGACTCGGTAGGCGACGCCATACCCGAGTTCGACCATGCCCCCGAGAATGGCTCCAAAGTCCCGTCCTCCGTTCGATGACAGGACGCCGGGGACGTTCTCCCACACCAGCCATCGGGGCCGCAGTCGGTCAGCCAGCCTAAGATATTCGAGGGCCAGGTTGCCCCGGTCGTCATCCAGTCCGCCTCTGAGCCCGGCGACGCTGAAAGACTGGCAAGGTGTTCCTCCGACCAAAAGGTCGATTGGCTCGTATTCGCCAGCCTTGATCGTGGTGAAGTCGCCATGAAGCGGGGTCTCCGGGTAATGGTGAGCAAGGACCGAGCGCGGGAACGCCTCGATCTCGGAAAAAAACGACGCCTTCCAGCCAAGCGGATGCCATGCGGCGGACGCGGCCTCGATGCCGGAGCAGACGGATCCGTAGGTGAGCGCACTCATGCGGCCACCCCGCCGCAATCCACCCACACGTCGCCGCTCGCGAGCCGGTACGTCACCCGCTCGGTCTCGTGGTCGACGTCGGTCTGCTCACCGGGCACTGCGTCCGGGTTGAACAGGTGCTGCGGGCAGCCAAAGCGCTGCTCGTCGAGGCAGAGGTCGCGGTTGTGGCGACCGCATGAAACGCGAGCGTCGCCGTCCAGATGGAACGTGACGTGCAAGCACGAGCGGCACGAGCGCGCCGGCATGAGCCCGTCGTTCGGCGCGCAACCGTAGCCGGCCTTGAGGAAATAGACGGGGCACGAACACGCCGGGCGACGATCGCTCGTCACGATGCGCTCGGCCTTCGTCATCAGCCCGACCGCGAACAGGACGTCGTACTCGATGCGCTCGCAGTACAGTTCGTCCGTGTTCTTGTTGACGCCAAGATACAGCGCCCGCGTCAGGCCCTGACAGTGCAGGTAGGTCTGGACCTGGGCGAAATGCTCAGGCTTGCCCTCGCGCACGCAGCCAGCCTTCAGCAGCGCCTTAAAGGCGCGGTCGTTCATGCTCTTGGCCTCGAAGACGTGCATGGTCTTCGGCGCCTCGGGCACGCCCGTGACCTTGCCGTCGGTCCGGCCGGATGCGTGACCGCCCGCGAACACGATGCGCCATTGCTCGCCGGTGGCCGGGTCGAGGTCGTCGACGATCATGCCGGCGTCGCGGAGCCGCTGAACGAGGCGGGTCTCCCAGTGCTCGCCGGTCTCAAAGATCGAGAGCTTCTGGGCGTCAAAAATCTCAGCCGGGAACAGCCAGCGGAACTTGTCCCACTGTTGCCGCTCGCAGCCACCCAGCCCCGACGCGGCAAGGCGCGGGTGCTGGTCGCGGCGCTGCTTGGATTCCAGCGCGGCGAAGATGGCGCGGGCTGTGGCGGGGATGGTTTGCGGGATCTCAGCCACGGAACACCTGCGGGCATGAGGGACAGCCGCACTTGCAGGGGCGCTTGGCGCGCTCCTCGCGAGCCTCTTGCTCACGCGCCCAGACCTCAGCCGGGGTCATGTCGCCATGCTCCGACCAGTGGTCGTCGGCCTCGTCCTCGGTCATCTCGCGGGCAGCCATCAGACCGCCTCGCCGTGAAAGGCGCGGTCGAGCAGGCGCTGTGCGTGGCTGATCTCGAGGCGACCGGCGGTCATGAAGCCGCCCTCGAACTCGATCTTGGCTTGGCGAACGATCTCGGCGACCTGGGTGAGCAGCGCCACCTCATCCTGTCGGCCATCGACAGGGCGCAGTTGTTCGGTCATCGTCAGGGGCTCCTGCGATGCTGTTGGAAGACAGCAGGTTGGAAGGGTCTGCCGGTCGGTCCGGTGTGGTAATCAGTCCGACCGGCAGATGTTCAGGTTAGGCAGCCTTCTTGCCCCAAGGGGTCGAGGCTGTGGCCGGAGCGGTCTGCGTGGTCGCGGGTCCGGCGGAACCGACCGCCTTGTAGCCCTTGACCTGGTTGCTCTCGCCGTACTCGCCCTTGGCCGGCTGGATCGCGACGGTGATCTCGACCGGCTTGAAGTGCAGGCTCTCGCTGTTCGACAGGACGCCCGTGTGGCCGACGGCCGCACAGATGCGCTTGAGCGAACGCTCGGCGATGGACTGGGCGTCGGGGTTGGAGTTGATGATGTTGAGATTTTCCCAGACCCGGCGCTTGGCCTTGGGCCCGTCGATGATCTCCCAGGTCAGGCGGAGCATCTTGCCGCCCGTGCGGGTGTCGGCGAGCGAGGACTCGATGATCTGGGCGACGTAGTTGCCGGCCTCAAGGATCTCGCGATCATCGGTGACGGCATCGGGGTTGAATGAGCCGAGTTCGGCCATTTGTGTTCTCCGTTGGAAGCTAGGCCGCCTGAGCGGCGGGTTGACCGGCGGATGCCGATTGCGGGAAGAACGGTGCCAGCGCGGCGAAGCCCTGCCCCCGCTGGTAGATGATGCGCGCCGGCATGTTGTACCGATTGCCGGCGGTGAACGCGGGCTTGCCCTCGGTGTAGATCCAGCGCGTGTCGCCGCCGTCAGCACGGGCGCGTTCGCCCTTGCCCTCGGTCTTGATCGTCACGTCCTTCTTGACGAGCAGGATGGCGTCGACCTCTCGCTTCAGCAGCGCCTCGGCCCGCTTGTGCAGGTCGATGTCGTAGCGGCTGTACGACTGGGTCTCGGGATCATCAAAGCGGCTGATGATGGCGTGACCGACCAACACGACGGCCATGCCGCGCTCGTTGCGCAGGTAGTTCAGGCCGTCCAGCACCTGAAGCCAGAGATTGTCCGCCTCAATGTAGCCCTTGCCGTAGCCACCACCTGCCAGCTCGATCGTCTTCACGTTCGAATCGCGGCAGACCTTGTCCCAGACCAGCTTCTGCAGGGCCGAGACGCTGTCCAGCACGACCGTCTGGAAACTGTGCTCCTCCTGGGCGAGCGAGGCGATCGCCTCGACCACGCTCTCGAACGTGTCGAGCGTGCCGAAGCTGTCCAGCACCAGGTCGCCGCTCTCGCCGCGCTCCGTCTGCAGGAACACAGGCGCCGGGAACTCGGCGGCGAGCGTCGTCTTGCCCATCTTCTCGGGGCCGTAGATCAAAAGGCGCGGGGGTTGGTCGGCGCGGACCTTGCGCAGGGATGCGAGGGTGATGGCCATTATGCGGGCTCCTTGGCCGAGAGCAGGGATTCGGCCTTGTTGATGTCGAAAGCGCAGAGGTCGGCGGCAGAGCCGCGCCGGTAGTTGGCCCACGGATCGCCGCAGTTCACCGCCACCTCATCGAGGGGGGACTCGTCGTCGTCAGGGTCTTCATGACGGCGCAGGGCATATTCAGGCTCATCGCGCAGCACGATGTAGCTCGGGGTTGCCATGCCTGCCTCGTCGGCAATGTGCAGCAGTTCTTCCAGTCGCGCCTGCCATTCGATCGGCATGTCTTGGATCGCGAGCTTTGGCAGCACGAGATACTGGGTGCGATAGAGGCGCGACCCGGTAAGATCGTCAGCCAGCTCCTCTCGGTCACTCATCTTGGTCTCCTTCAGGCGCGTCGATGAACCAGCCGCCGGTCGCGCCGTCCTTGTGCGGGTGGAAGTTGAGAGTGAGCGGGTCCGCCGGGCGCACCATGATGCGGGCGCGCGGGGTGCGGTGATTGCCTTGCGGCATCCACGCCAGCACCAGGCCGGTCACGAAACGGTCGTCGTCGATAACCTTGCAGGACACGAGCAGGTCGATCGCCGCCTTGGCGGTGTTGTCCAGATCGGCGCGCAGGCTTGCGCGCTCGACGCCCATGACGATCACCACCCTGCCCGGCACCCGGTCGCAGCCGTCGCGCGTCATCTGCTCGCGCACCGTCCAGCCAGCCTCAGCCAGCCATGCCTTGTAAGCCGGCGTCTTGAAGCGACCGCGGACGCTGTTCGAGAACAGGTTGTTGACCGACGGCGGCGCGGGGATGGTGAGCGTGGTGCAGGCGGAAGCGCCGGGGGACGATGCTCCCGCCTGCTGGCGCACCCCAGACACGGAAACCGCGCCGGGATTGTTGAGGGCCGCGTAGTCAGCGGCCTCTGCGATGGGGCAAATACGCGCGGCGGTCACAGCGTCACCTGCTCGAGCACCGCAATGGTCTCGTCCGGCAGGTTGGCGATGGGTCCGATCTTGCGGCCCGTGGCACGAAATATGCGGAGGGCGAGCTTCTGGTTCGGGACGCGGCGACCGTTGGCAATGTCATAGGCATAGCCACCACGGGCGACGCCGCTGTCCTGCAACTGCTTGGCAAATGAGGTATCGACGTTGTCCATATTTGAAACATCGCAGAATGCGAGGTTAACGGCAAGCCTCATTCCTCGCAAAAACGACATGGACGATCGCAGCCTGCGATTTACCAGTCAGCGCATGGCCAGATCACCCGTAAAGCTCGCCGCAAATCACCTCCGGGCATGGAGGGAGTTCAGGCGCATGACCCAGGAACAGCTCGCCGATTCGATCGGCACCGCCGGCAATGTGATCGGCCTGCTAGAGAGTGGCGAGCGCGGACTGTCCCATAAATGGCTGCTGAAGCTGGCCCCGGTCCTTGGAACCACGCCCGGCTTCCTGCTGGATCACGACCCCTACGACTTGGACACGTCATTTCTGGACGCCGTCATGTCGGTCCCGACAGAAGACCGGGCACAGGTGCTGGCGATCATCGAGACCTTTAAGAAGCGCGCGTGAGTCACGGCCTGCGAGGACGGCTGAAATAATACCTCGCATTTTGCGCTAGACAGCATACTCGCAATCTGCGAGCCTTCCCTCCTCAACACAGGAGGGCATAGCGTGCCGCACCCAAATCAACAGGCGCTTCCCGTCGCCGTCTCGCGCTGGATCGACCAGTCATACTGGCTGTCGGATGAAGCCGCCGTCGCGCGGCTGAACGAGAAGCTGGCCTTCGTCACCGAGGCGATCGACGTGCTGGCATCCGATGCGGATGACGTGCCGTCGGAACTGGACGGCCTGTCCGTCATCGACCTGATGTCGGCGTCGGCGAGCCTGGCTGTCGAGATCGGCACGCGCCGCCGGCACGCCGAAATCAGCGAGCGGATGATGGAGCGTGCAGCATGAGCCGCACCCTTCGCACCGACTACGCAGCCTACAACAGCCGCGGCGTGCAGGTCCGCACATTCAACGACCTGCCCCGCGCCCGAGCATGGGTTCGCGACAACGCCAGCCTGCATGTCGGCCTGCACCTGCAGGAGGTCAGCCTGGTGGCCCGCAAGATCTACACGCCGCGCTCGCGGCCGGCGGCGGTGTTCGCATGATCGCCGC